TCCTATAGAAATGAAGGCAAACAATGGCTCAATGCCGCAATCCGGCTTAAATTACGGGGCACCTTTACAATTTCACGGTAAAGAGCACGATCCAGACAATAGCCTACCTTCTTACGATACCACTACTTATAACGCCAATGCGTCAGGCCCTGGGAGCGGATCTACTTCGCAAAATCTTTCAACTAACAATTTGTCGAATTATCAATCAACATTAAAAGACTTAGGCTCTGATTTTAAGCCAACGCCAGAGCAAACAGCAGCCGCTAATGCTAAGGTCGCCAGATTAAAAGCATTGGATAGATCAAACGCTTCGGCAAATGCTGCTTCAAATTCAAACTCATCCCAGTCAAGCAGCGAATCAACAAGTACCTCAACTACTACTTTGGGTAACCAAACGCTAAGCCAAATTAAAAAATCTGGTAATATTCAAGCACAAAATAGAGCTAATAAAATTAAAGCCGTGCGACATCAAGCCAGAAACCAAGCCGTTATTGATAGCACTAAAGTTGCTAATAGGCTTATAAATAGTAGGCCTGTTGCGACACAAGACAACCCAGCGGTAATCGCTCAAGGGCAAAGAGCAGGAAACCTGGCAGCAAAGAAAACACTCCTAAGAAGTGGAGCTTATACAGCGTCTAACATTAGGGGCATGGTAAAATCAGGCGAAAATTATTTAGGGGACTAGTAATAGCTGTAAACATAGCTGTTATCGTGCAATAATATAGATATAATTTTATATGGCTTTTAAACTTAACAATCCAACAGATCCACCCTCTGGTAGCAGCAATGCCACCGCTGAGGAGTTACGCCAAAAACGTATAGACGCAAGGAAAGCATTAGAAGCTGAACGTAAAAGAGTTACTGATATCCGATCTAGAATAGATGAAGTAGCAGAAAGCGCGGCCAGTGGAAGCTATACTGTGGACTATGGTATGAATGACGGAAGAGCCGGAGTAAAAGGAGCCGGGGTTGTTCCGCAAAAAACATTTGAGTGGTTGCAAGGTATGGGTGGAGCGGGTTGCTCAACTTACGCTTGCGGCATAATGCGAGAAGCAGGTGTTACAGTGCCCAATTCAGTTGGAGAAGAAGGGGTTACTATAAATAATGTTACATATAAGCCCGGCGATAAAATGCCAATTATACCAGGAAATGAGCAATTTGATGCGGTAGCAGGTCAGCTTGGCTTTGAACTAAGAGCTCCTGGTAGTTCGCCTAACGAGGGTGATGTTACTAGGGTAGGCTACGGATATGGAGTAACAACTCACTCTACAATTCAAACAGGGGATGGTTTAAGTGTTTATAACCCAGGGAGTATTCGTGAGGGATTGAAGCAGAACACTTTTTACTCAGATGCAGAGAATTTTGAGGGTATGAGTGAGCAAGACACAGCGCAATTTTTAAGAGATAACGAAGGATACGAAGAATTCTATGGTGAGCCAAGAATTAGCGAAGATAAAAGATTATACGGCGATAGATTAATGCAATATGTAGGGGATTTACCAGCATTGCAAAAACAATATAGACAAGCTGCGGAGGCTGCTCCTTACAAATCTGTAACTTTAAAACCAAAACCAATTCAGTTGAGTTCCACAAAGCCAACGGCACAATTGCCAACTAATATGTTAAAGTTTTTTAATAGAAACAAATAATTTAATTTAATAAAATGAAAAAGCTAATTTTTATTTTAGCTTTTCTTTGTTTGGGCATTACTAATGCTCAAGATAAACTTTCTATATCTAATTATTTTAAAATACCGGAAAGTTACAAAAGAATAGCTAAAACCGATTACCATAAGTGGTTAATTAATAAAGAAATAAAAGTAGAAGAAGTAAAAACCTATGACGGATATACTATATACGGGCTAGGGGATTATTATGCTGCTAAATTTAATTACAGCATTGGCAAAAGAGATTTGCATCAATGCGCAGATGCTGCTATGTATTTTAGAGCCTGGTATCATTTTAACGAAGGTGATATAAATAAAATAGCATTTACATTTACTGACGGCACAGAGTATAGCTACAGTGAGTTTTTAAAACAAAAAAACATTAGCAATACGTTTAAAAGCTTTAATAAGTACATGGTCATTATCTGGTCTTACGCTGGAACTTGGTCAATAAATAAGTACGATACAATACCTGTTAGCATAAATAATATATCTGCTGGTGATATATTTGTCATAGGCGGATTTCCAGGTCACGCAGTTACTGTTGTAGATATAATAGAAAACGAATGTGGTGATAAAAAAATAATGATATCACAAAGTTTTATGCCAGCACAAGATCATCATATATTATTAAACCCAAAAAGTAATACTGTTTGGTTTGATATAAACGAGGTGCATAATACGGGATTTGGCTTCACTGAAGACAATTTAAAAAGATTTAAAATATAATGAAAAAGATTTGGCAATGGCTTACCGGCTCAGTTATAAAAGAAGTAGGGGTTGTTTTAGATAATCTTACAACTACTAAAGAAGAAAAGCTAGAAGCTCAAAGGCTAATAACTGAAATATTAGAAAAAGCCGACAAAGAGGCTCAAGAGCAGGTTACGGCAAGGTGGGAGTCAGATATGAAGTCTGATTCGTTTTTATCAAAAAACATTCGGCCTATGGTATTAATATACCTAACAGTTATATTTACTGTTTGCGCTTTTTTTGATGGCAACATAGGCCAGTTTAAAATAGCTGAAGAATACATACCAATATTCCAAACATTATTAGTAACCGTATATGGCGCTTATTTTGTAGGTAGAACTTGGGAAAAAGCTAAAAGTATCAGTAATAATAAAGATTAATAAATTAACTTAAATTAAATAAAATGGCAAAGATTACAGAAGAGCAATTAAAAACAATACGTGAATCGCAAACTAAACTTAGCGACTTATTAAATAAAGTAGGCTACGCAGAAGCAACAAAACACGGGCTGCTGCACGAGTTTGCAAAAGTAAATAAAGAAGTAGAAGACTTCAAAGCGGAACTAGAGGAGCAATACGGTGCAATAAATATTGATGTTGAAACCGGAGAATACACAGAGCTAAAAGAAAATGAATAATAATGTAAGAAAAATCAGTATAGGCTCTGATTATAAAAACGACGCGATGCACTACTCTGTGGGTCAGCAGGTTTATGGGGGTCATGAAATATCAAATATATTATTTGACGAAGCTGATCATTCTTACAATATATTCATTAAAAAAAACAACGAGGTGTTGCCATGGAAAAAGTTTAATAAAAACATGGCAATATCCGTTGAGTATGACTTAGAGTATTAATGAGAAGTCTTTACCGGTTCATTGTTAAACCCGCTAATAAGCGCTATAATAATGAAAAGAAAATAGGCGACAGTAGCCTCTTACTAAATAATAATATAGAAAGCTTTCGTCACGTTAGCAAAGAAGCGATTGTAGTTGAAATACCAAAAGCTTTTAAAACAAATATAAAACCTGGTGATAAAGTTATAATTCATCATAATATATTTAGAAGGTTTTATGATATAAGAGGGAAAGAAAAAAATAGTGGTACTTACTTTAAAGATGATTTATATTTTGTTAATATAGATCAAGTTTATATGTATAATCAAAATAATAAATGGATACCTCATTTAGATTATTGTTTTGTCAACCCTATTAAAGAAGACGCTATGTTTTCAATTAATTTTGAGAAGCCCCTAGTTGGTATATTAAAATATGGAAACAATGCGTTAGAAGCGCTTAAAATAAGCCCAGGAGACTTAGTTGGCTTTACGCCTTACAGTGAGTTTGAGTTTATAATAGATAATAAGCGTTTATATTGTATGAAATCAAATGATATTGTAATTAAGTATGAGTGTAAAGGAAACGAAGAAGAATATAATCCAAGCTGGGCGCAGAGCGGTTGAGGAATTAATTAAGGTAGCTAAAGAAGCTATTGTTGACTCAGATGATGATATATCAGCTGATAGATTAAAGAACGCTGCCGCTACTAAAAAGCTAGCTATATTTGATGCGTTTGAAATACTCAATAGAATCGAGGAGGAGCAGGCATTACTTGATGGCGCTAATAAAGAAACGCGGGCAAAGTCTTTTAAAGGTTTTGCGGAAGGTAGATCTAAATAATGTACGAGCAAAGTTTATATAAAATTTTACCGGACTATATTAAGCCGAGCGTAATTAAAAAAAATAATCGTTATAAAAAATGGCAGTATGGCTACAACAAAGATTATGATGTTGTGGTTATAAGCAAGACGGGGCAAATAGGCGAAATATACGAAATACAAAATTTAAAAATTGCGCTGCCAAAAGAAGATAACGTTTATGCTTCTAAAAAAGATAAATGGGAAAAGCTTGAGTACCCTAAAGAGCTCAGCAAAATAAAAAGCGTATTCGAGTGGAACACAAGGCCCGAGTATTTTAAAGATAAATACTATGATTACATTGATCAAGAATTTAATCGCAGATCGCAGGGGTTTTGGTTCTATAATAAGAGCGTGGCTACTTACATTACTGGTACTCACTATATGTACTTGCAGCACTCCAAAATTGATGTTGGGGCAGCAGAGTTTAGGGAATCAAACAGATTATTCTTTATATTCTGGGAAGCTTGCAAAGCCGATCCACGATCTTACGGAATGTGCTACCTTAAAAACCGTCGTTCCGGATTTTCTTTTATGTCTTCGGCAGAAACCGTTAATTTGGCAACAATTACATCAGATGCACGGTACGGTATCCTGTCTAAGTCTGGAGCCGATGCTAAGAAAATGTTTACAGATAAGGTCGTACCAATATCGGTCCACTACCCATTTTTTTTCAAACCGATACAGGACGGTATGGACAGGCCAAAGACGGAGCTTGCGTACAGAATCCCAGCATCTAAGCTCACCAGAAGAAAACTTGACAGTGGGGAAAACCCAGAAGAGCTTGAGGGATTAGATACAACTATTGACTGGAAAAACACTGGGGATAATAGCTATGACGGTGAAAAGCTAAAACTGTTAGTGCACGATGAATCAGGTAAATGGGAAAGACCTGATAATATACTAAACAATTGGAGAGTTACTAAAACTTGTTTAAGGCTAGGGGCTAGAATTGTAGGCAAGTGTATGATGGGCTCCACAAGCAACTCGCTAGATAAAGGTGGCGCTAATTTTAAAAAATTATACAATGCCTCAGATGTTACAAAAAGAAACCGAAACGGACAGACTAGTTCGGGATTATATAGTCTGTTCATACCTATGGAATGGAACTACGAAGGATTCATTGATTCTTATGGCCTACCTGTATTCGATACACCCGAGGAAGAAATTAAAGGGCCTCATGGGGATATAATAGATCAGGGAGTAATACAGCATTGGCAAAATGAAGTTGATGGGTTAAAAGATGATCAAGACGGTTTAAACGAATACTATCGTCAATTTCCGAGAACTGAGCAGCATGCTTTTAGAGACGAAGCTAAGGAGTCTTTGTTTAATTTAACTAAGATATATCAACAAGTAGATTATAACGAAGATTTAAGAAACACAAGCGTAATAACGCGAGGAAGCTTTTACTGGGAAAACGGTGTAAAGGACACAAAAGTAATGTTTGCTCCAAATAAAGACGGTAGGTTTTTAATATCTTGGATACCAAATAAAAACCAACAAAACCGTGTAATATTAAAGAATGGTATTAAATACCCAGGTAATGAGCACATGGGGGCGTTTGGTTGTGATAGCTATGATATATCAGGAACAACTGACGGGAAAGGATCGAAGGGTGCGCTTCACGGTTTAACAAAGTTTAGTATGGAAGACGCGCCGGCTAATTCTTTTTTCTTAGAATATATATCAAGGCCACAAACGGCTGATATATTTTTTGAGGACGTATTAATGGCTTGCATATTTTACGGCATGCCTATATTAGCAGAAAACAATAAGCCTCGATTGCTTTACTATTTTAAAAGAAGAGGATACAGGGGTTTTTCAATGAATCGCCCTGATAAGCTTTTAAATAAACTTTCGGTTACAGAAAGAGAAATAGGCGGTATGCCTAACTCAAGTGAAGATATAAAACAAGCACACGCAGCTGCTATTGAATCCTACATAGAAGACCATGTTGGCTTAATGAAAGATGGATCTTATGGCGCAATGTATTTTCAAAAGACCCTAGAAGATTGGGGTAAATTTAATATAAATAATAGAACTAAGTTTGATGCTTCTATTAGCTCGGGCTTAGCTATAATGGCTTGCAATAAAAACAAATATAGCCCAAGGGCTGAAAGAACATTAACATCACATACTTTAAGTTTTAAAAAGTACAATAATAAAGGACATAGTTCAAAAATAATATAAATGGTATATACTAACTACAATAGTTCATTTCCTGACCAGGTGGTACCTGCTGCAGAAAAGCTAAGCTTAGAGTATGGAGAAGCCGTAGGTAGAGCTATCGAAAACGAATGGTTTAGAAATACACGGTCGGGCGGAGATAGGTTTATGGCTAACTACCAAAATTTTCACAGGTTAAAGCTTTACGCTAGAGGTGAACAGTCTATACAAAAGTATAAAGATGA